CAAACCCTCTGGGCGAAGCCAGAAAGGTCAAAGAAACACATAGAGAAACGCCCTATGATGTGCAACGTTTAACGTTTTGGCGTTACACGTTACAAAACGTCAAATTTTGACTATTCTGGCCGTTTCACGGCGTGCGTGCGAACGCTTGACAAACTGTCAAAACGGAGTTATGGTGGTGTTATCACGTGCACGTGAAATAAATTTGGGAGGTGTTAGGATGGCAGAGGAAAAGGTAAAGGTCATAAAAGACTGGGAAAATTTAACAGTTACTATTAAAGGTTACGGCGTTGAGCGTGTTTATGACCTCAAGCGGTTATCGGATGACATGAAAAATAGATGTTTAGTTCTAGGGGGTAGCAACAAATTACGTGATAGCTACGCTGGCAAGGATAAAACGCCTAAATGGTGGGAATATTCTGACGAAGTATATCACGCATTATGTGATGACGTTTGGGAACGCAAGCCTGAAAGCAAACTAAAGAAACTGGAGGAGCTTGCAGAAAGTGGTGTTTTTACGAACAAGCAGATAGCTGTGCTAAAGAAACTGGGACTGATAAAATAGCCTTGGCAACATGAAACCTGCACGGGGTGCGGCCTTCACGGCCGTGCCCCTTTCTTTTTGTCCGCCTGCGGACATCCAGCCGAAGCCCCCCTAAGCCCCCAAGGGCATCCCGCCTGATGATAGACATAGTCCAATTTTCTCCACAACCAAAATTTCAAACCGCTCCGCTGGCTGCTACGCAGCATGCAAACGCAGGCTGCAAATGCAGCACTCGGCTATGCTGGAAATGTCCCGATGAACATTTGTCCATTCACGCATTGACTTGTGCCATTGGCGTGGTATAATGTTATCATGGGACGGCCTAAGAAAAAACTTGACGAAGAGGCCATATTAGACCTTGTAGAGCGAGGTCTTCCGCAGAAAGAGATTGCTGAAGAGCTTGGTGTTAGCACACCAACGCTGGCAAAGCGGATAGCTGACCTTCGGGAGAAACAGGGTCTTCTGCTGAGGTATCGTGCACTGCAGAGCTTGCAGCTCACCGAGCTACAGTGCAGGGTGCTAGAAGCGATAACGCCAGAGAAAATTGAAGAGGCCCCACTTCGGGACCTCGTCCTCGCATATAAAGTTCTGAAAGACAAGGAGCAATCCATTGAAGGACTACCGTCGGACATCAAAGGTCTTGTTGGCTACCTGGTCGAGCTTGAAAAGAGCAAGCTTGACAGCGAAGCTGGTGATGCTGACATCATTGATGTTACTCCTGGCAATGGAGATGGGAGCAATGCCAGAGACGAGAGTCACATTGACAAGACTATTAACTAACAAAGCTGGCACGTTTGGCGTGTTGGCTGTGAACGGAGTGGTCAAGCTCATCACGCTTGAGCCGCCGAAGGCGATTGTGCCACCTGGGCAATACAAGCTTCGCTTGCGGTGGTCGCCACGTTTCAAGCGTAAGCTCTTTGAGGTCGCAGACGTGCCAGGACACACGGATGTGCTAATTCACCCAGGAAATACAATCAAAGACACCAAAGGTTGTATCCTTGTTGGATTGAGAAAGGAGGGCGGAGCCGTGCTTCAGAGCCGCAAAGCTCTCGAAGAGCTTCATCGCCTTCTAGGTGACAGCTCTGCTGTCTTGGAGGTGCGGAATGCGTGGCCTTAATCCTGCTGTGCTAGAACGCTTGCGTTCCTGGCAGGATAACCCATTGAGGTTTGTGCAAGAATGCTTCAAATGGCCGAAAGGCCAAGGGCCAACATTCCAGCAAAAGGACGCCCTTCGGGCGATAGCCTTTAGAAAGCGTGTTAGTATCAGGAGCGGCCACGGCTGTGGCAAATCAGCTGTAGCCGTGTGGATAGCTTTGTGGTTCATGAGCACAAGGGCATACGCCAAAGTGGCTGTCACAGGGCCGACAGGCCGACAGCTATATGACATATTCTGGGCCGAACTTGCAAAGTGGTTCAGACGCAGTCGCCTGCAGGACGAGTTTGTGATGCAGAAAGGGAAATTCTTCTATAAGGCTGCACCCGAAGACTGGTGGATAAGGCTGATAAGCCCGAGGGTGAAAGCTACAAAGGAGGAGCAGGCGGAAACACTTGCTGGTCTTCATGGCGACCATCTCCTTATCATCGTAGATGAGGCCAGTGGTGTGCACGACCCTGTGTTTGTGCCACTGGAAGGGGCTTTGACGAGGCCCGACAACAAAGTCTTGTTGATTGGAAATATGACGAAGTCTTCTGGGTATTTCTACGACACGCATTTTCATGCTGCCATCAGGCGGAAGTGGGTGCATTTGCACTGGAACAGTGAGAAATCACCTCTGGTGACGAAGGAAACCGTAGAATACTTCAGAGACAAATATGGTGAAGATAGCAGCGTTTACGCTGTGCGTATAAAGGGCGACCCTCCGCTCACGGATGAGCGGGCTCTCATTCCGCTGGAATGGAGTCGCCAGTGTATTGGCAACGAAGTTGAGGTTGCCGATGACGAACCGCTTTACCTGAGCGTGGACATCGCCAGGTATGGCGATGACGTCTCCGTGGTGATGCCCCGCAGAGGCCTCAAAGTCTATGAGTGGGACGTCTTTAAGGACATGAATACAATATCACTAGCAGGAAATATCCTGCAGATGTATACAGAGCGTAATGCTAGTGGCGTCATTCTTGACGAAATCGGTGTTGGAGCGGGTGTTGTAGACTGGCTTGAAAAACATGGAATGGTTAACTGTTACGGAGTAAATGTGTGTTGGAAATCTAGCGACGTCAGTCGCTATCATAGGCTACGGGATGAGCTGTGGTGGACAGTGCGAGAGAAGTGCATGAGAGGCCTTTACTCATTTCCTCCGACAGAGGAGTCGGAGACGCTGTGCGACGAGTTGGCTTCGCCGAAGTATGACTTCAATGCTCAAGGCGGTATTGTTGTTGAGAGCAAGAAGAAGATGCGAGCTCGTGGTGTTGGAAGCCCAAACAGGGCTGACGCCCTTGTTATAAGCGAATATGTTAACAGTGTAGCCCACAAAGTGTGGCCTACAAAGAAGACCTACAGGTCTTCTAGGAAATACTACACTGTTGGTGGGGAATATGCCTGGATGGTGACATAGATGAGCAGGATAGTGGCAGAGAACGAAAACTGGCGGATTAGACAGGCGGAGGGCGATAACTATGCCCTCACTTGTGGGAAGGGTCACTTCACGTTCTATATAAAAGGGCGAAATGAGAAGCTTGTATTCTACAATATGCTTGTGTCAGCGAAAGCTGAGATGAAAGACGTGGTCTTTCTGACGTTCGGTGGCTGGTTTGCGTTGTGGCTAACGGCGGAAGACGTGAATTTCCTGCTGGAAAATCTGCCAATGACAGAGGCGGAGAAAGAAGCAAGTGCGGAAGTGAGCACGGAAGTGCGAAGCTCTGGAGGAGTGACTATACAGTAATAAAGTCAAAATTTGACATTTCTGCTACACATTGCGTAGCAGGGGAGGAGGATTAAGATGAGACCTTACGTAGATGTCGACTTAGACTCGGAGGTTTTGGAAAGGAAAGAAGGGCTTATAGCCCGCTACAAAGTGAAGGTCAAAGCGATTGCTTTCAGCCCAGACGATGAAATCGTGGAGGGCACTGTGAGGTGTGTCCATTATGGGCAGTTAATCGGTGGGCGTAAGACCGAGATAGACATCTTTCCTGGTGTAGGAAACATAACAGGCTCTGGGTCGTGCGACGACCCTTACGTGGTAGAGGGAGAGTTCGAGTCTGCTAAGTATCCTGGGTTGTGGTGCTGCGTTGCCACAGTCAAGGACAGCAAAGGAAACAAGATTACCGTGAAGAAGGGATTGGGCTTAGATAAGAAGGATTGACAGTGATGAAGTGGTTAGCTGTATTGGTCTTTGTGCTGGTTATTTTGCCTTTGACGGTGGGTGCTGTAGTCCATACTTACATTATTATTCCAGAGGCTGTGGCAGAAGAGTTCGTAGCGAAATGGAACTACCAGTGTCCTGGTTGGGAAACGAAGTTTGTGCTTTACCTGAAAGGCTCTGGCGACAGCTGGACGGAAGTCCAAGAGTTTGCTTCTAAGTGCGATGACGGTGAAGTTGGGGCGAAGAGCTTCGAAGAAGCGTTCACTTATGATGTTGTTCCTGGGCAGAACTACACGTTTGGGCTGACAGCAAAGAATGCTGACGACGAGAGCGACAAAGCAGAAGCTACGGTCTACGTCCCATGTCCTAAGCCTGTAATGCCTGAGGGCTTTATTATATTACTGCTGGAGGATTAAATGGAAAATGCTTTGATAGATGGCAATCATAATGCTAGCTTGCTAGCCGAAGATGCTGATAGCTGTGAAACAGCTCGGCTGCGGTGCAAGGGCAGAGCTCTGGTCACAGTCGGAGGACCGCTGATGTTGGCTCTGCAGAAGGTCAACGACAAGTATCCTTGGGGAGACGATTTTGCGTATATCCTTGCTGTTGGTCGAAATCCTTCGGACCTTGACGGTGACGATAGTTTGGACTGTGAGGAGAAGACTGGGATAACTGACGTTACCGAAGCTTTGCAGATAGACAAGACTTTTGTTTTTGCAGATTTGCAGCACTATTATGTGCTGCCGCCAAAAGGCGGTCTTGTTAGAGCAGTTGTTCAGGGTGGCATTGCGAGGACGGGTGCTTCAGATGGAGACGTTTATCTCACGAAGATTACTTTCAATTTGGGTTATGTAGATAGTGCTGGGACTTTCACTTCTGGCTCCACCGCAGATGCAACACCCAACTTTAGCACAAATAGCACGAACTACAAGCTTTGCAGTGGGCAAGTTTGGCTTGACTGGAATTTTGATATACCTAGTGGATATATGCTTGCTCTGCGGGTCCGACTTTACGGATACAGAGAGAATGGCGACACTGAGCACTTTAAAATGAAATTGTGCTGCAGCAGGGGCTCTTTCGATAGCTATCTTGAATTTTAGGAGGCAAACGTGAAGGTCAAGAGATATAAGCGAATGAGGAACAAGTTGGGCGGAGTGCATATAGAGGAAATCGTCGAAGAGCTCCCTGACCCAATTGACTATCCTAAAGAGACCCATGACAAACTGGTTGCTTTAAGAAGCAACCTTGCGGGTAGGTTGACTGACCTGAAAGAGAGGCAGAAGAAAATTGCTGAAAAAGTTGGGGTGAAAGAATGAAAGTTCTGGACTTGTCATATCACCCGCTGGATGTCCGCAGTGGCGGATGGGTTGACCTGTCAAGGAAGGGCAACCACGGCGTGCCTTATGGCGGTGCAAGGCCGTATATGATTGCCCCTGGGGTGATGGGGTTTGAGTTTGATGGGAGCAGTGGTTATGTAGAAATACCTGATAGCCCGAGCTTAGATATTACTGAAGAAATCACGGTATCTGTATGGGTATATCAATATAGTAGAGTTCTGAATGAGAATAAAGGTATTTTAGAAAAAGGCTGGGAGCAAAGTAATATACTGCGTGACCGTGAAGGGAAAAACTATCGTTTTGCTGTTTTTGATACTGACGAAGTTTCGAGAGGTGTATTGACTACCTTTAATCCTAGTTCCCAGCTCAGAAAGTGGCTTTGCTTGGTAGGAACAGTCAAGGGCGGGGTAGTAACTATCTACGCCAACGGCTTTTATGACAATAGTGAGGATTATGAACCTTTCACAATAAGGACAGGAGTTTCACCGCTTAAGGTGGGAGTTGTGTATGGGAGTTACTATTGGCATGGTTTAATTGCTCAACCTATTATTGAAAATCGAGCGTGGTCACCAGACGAAGTCCGTGAAGATTATTATAGAAGTCCTATATACCGCATGTTAAAAGGACTTCCTCACAGCATGATATACACAAAAATACCGTGGAAGCAGACGCAAGGGGGAATTTATGTTCCGTAGGAGGATGATATCACTGTTTCTTTGTGTCTTTATGGTTTATGCCTGTGCGTCGTTTCATTGTTCTAAAGAAGTGCGGTGGTTACTGGAAGACGCTAGACTACATGAAATGCAGCATACCAGCTATGATGCCATGCTGGCAGAGCGGTTTCACACTATCGCTGATTATCTGGATAGTGGTGAAGTGGAAAGACAGCAACTTATATCTGACCTTATCTTCATAGCCAAGGCGAAAGCCTCGCATGAAGGCTTGGATAGCAACTGGGACAGGATGTGGGTCGTGAGGTATGAAAAGATATTAAAGAGATTATGGGAAGTTTACAAGCAGAGATACGGGAGGGAAGGATGGAAGGAATAACAATTGTGAAAGTAGCCACATTATTGCTGTGTGCTTTGCTCTTGGTAGGGTGTGCTGCTCGCATGAAGGGCTTCACCAAGAGCTACGACAAATTTATGAAACAAGCTGATAGGCTTGCCGCTGTGCTGTGCTCGCACAGCGAGTTTTCGGTCTGCTACTGGAAAGCTGCTCTCGGCGAGGACATTGGCAAGATGCCTGCCGAGGCAATGGAAATCCTTGAAGAGATTGAGCGGACCATCAAGGGCCGTAAGGTCGAGGACTTGACGGAGTGCGAGAAGGGCAAGCTATTAGGCTTGTGGCAGCGGTTTGGCCAGCTCGTAGGCAAAGATATTATCAAGCGTGTTGTTCCGTTCATGATGAAGTTTGCGGGAGCACTGTAATGACGTGGAAGGAGTTCAAGGAGAAAGTCGACGAACGATTGGCGGAACTTGGGATTGACGAGAACGTTAATGTCTGCTGGATTGATGTAGTGCTGTATGGCACTGACGAGATAGATGTTGAATATGTCAAAGACGAAGACTGTATTAGAGTGATAGACTGATGGACGAAGTCTTTGTGAGGGCAATAGAGTTTGTGAAGCTGCTTAAACAGTGGGTCTTAGAGGCTAGGACCAGGTGTCATGAGGTCGAAGACCCTGCGGAGTGCTGCGAGGCAGCGGAGCAACTCGTTGAGCTGATAGAGAAGTTTGAGAAGTTAATGGAATTAAGGTGGGGCGTCAAAATTTGACGTTTCTTGGAGGCGAAGATGCAATCCGAGAAAGAATGGAGGGATTTTAAGATGTGGGCCTCGAAGGCCAAGAGTGAGGAGGCTCTTAAGGTGGTAGCCGCCTTGGTATGGATTGTCCAAGACTTGAGAGATACGCTCAAGTCGTTAGACGAACGACTTCGTGCAATGGAGGAGAGATGTGGGAGACATCTTTGCAAGTGTGCTGGGTGTAGTAGTGAGCATTCTGCTCACCATACTGTGCAGGGAAGTGGTGGCGACCAAGAAGATGGTCGCTAAGATGAACGCAGAGCTCGCTGAGTATAAGGTGCTTGTAGAGCACCGTCTGACAAGACTGGAAGCGAAGATTTTCAATAAGGTGTGCAAATGAACGAAATTGCTGAAAGCGGGATAAAGCAGCATCGTCGGGGCGGAGCTTCGCAGAGTGAGGAGGAACTCCTCGGAAAGTTGCAGGAGTGGCTGCGAGAGGCAGAACGCTCCACGCCTGAAATGAGGTGGCGTGAGGAGGCAGAGGAAGACTACGACTTCTATGCTGGGCGACAGGACAAGCCAGAGGTGCGACAGGCACTTATCGCACAGAAGCGTCCTGTTACAGTGTATAATGAAGTCAAGCCTCGGATAGACAAGCTCGTTGGCTTGGCAGCCCAGATACGGCGAACGCCGAAGGTGTTCCCTGTAACAAAGGAAGATGAGCCTCTGGCTGAGTTGATAAACGGAGTGTTTAAACATTTTCGCTATCACACAAAAGCCGCTAGGCGAGAGATGGAGTGCTTCGAGCATGCTGTGAAGAGTGGACGGAGTTTTCTTTACTTTTATGTGGACACAAGCAATCCTTTTGAACCACAAATTAAATGCAAGAGGCTGCCTGGACGTGATGTCCTGGTGGACCCAGATTGCTACGACTATGATATAAATGAGGCGAGATATGTGTTCATATCCCGCTGGTTTACCGAGGAAGAAATTAGAGCGTATTGGGACAGATTTGATGCTGATGCTATCAGGATGTTTGATACTGACCTCAGCTACTATACGCCGACTTATTTCAACGAGAGCAAAAAGTTGTATAGGCTCGTGGAGTGCTGGTATAAGAAGCCCGAGAGGGCTGTCTGGTTTGTTAACCCGATGACGGGGCGTCCTGAGCATCTGACTAGGGCTCAGTGGCGTGACTTCGTAAAACGGCTTCGGGAGGGTATCACTCTCCCTGATGGGAGGGTTTGGCGAGGTGACCCGCCAGCGGCTGTTGAGAGTGTGATGCAAGTTCCTTATTATGCTATATTTTCTGGCAACGTGCTCCTCGAGCACGGGAGGTCACCGTATAGGTGGCATGGCTATCCGATTGTCCTCTTCGGAGGCTACAAGGATGAGAACGAGAATAGATATATGAGTGCGATTGAGATGATGAAAGACCCACAAAGAGCCTTGAACACAATGCGGCGTCAGTTGTCGCACTTGTTGCAGACTGCCCCGAAGGGCATCTTGATGCATGAGATAGATGCAATTCTCAATGTGGATGAGTATGACAAGCACAGTAGCGAGCCGAATTTCAGGCTCGTGCTCAACAGAGGTGGCCTTGGTCGTGTCAAGTTTAGCGAGCAACCGCAGATAAGCCCGATTTACGGACAGTTGGATGCCCAGTATAGGCAGAGCATCGTAGATGTCAGCGGCATCCAAGATGTCTTGATGGGGAAGCAGACGGGCACCAGGGAACCTGGTGTTACTGCAAGAATGCGGCTTGAAAGCAATATAGCTGTGCTATACATCTTGTTCGCAAACTTCAGAGATGCTAGGCTGCAAGGCGGGGAGCTTTTGCTCTCGCTTGTGCAGCAATACGTGACATATCCTATGGTAATACGGATGGAAGGGGCAAAAGGAGCACAGCTTGTTGAGATAAACACACAGCTCAATCCGCAGATTGAGGGTTTCAACGATATATCTGCAGGCAAGTTTGACTTGCGGATTGACGAGGAAGCTGAAGATGTGACAATGCGGAGAGAGATTGCGAATATGCTTATGGAATATGCTCATAATGCCCCAGATGCAATTCCGCCCGAAATCATTCTTGAGTATATGGATGTGCCTTTCACGGTGAAGGCACAAGTGCAGGAATATAATAGGGCCAGGATTGAGCGGGAAATGATGCTCAGAATGGCCGAGATTAAGGCTAAGGAGGCTAAAGATGGCAGACGTAAAGCAAACACCGCAAGGCGATGAAGACCCCAGAAACCTTGAGGGTGTAACCACCGACCCTGATGAGGGTAAAGGTGATGAAGGTGCTGTAGACGAGGGTCAAACACAAGAGCCAGGGCAAGAGCCCAAGGAGGGTGATGAGCCACAAGGTGAGCCCTCTGTTGAGGAGCTACTGGCACAGCGTGACGCAGAAGTGCGGGAGTTGAGAGCACTCTTGCGTGAGCAGAAGCGTGAAATGACCGAGCTCCGCATGCAGATGCAAGGCACTAGCAAAGCTCTGAAAGAGGCTGGTGTTCTTGATGAGGGAGAGGAGGATGAAGAGCAGAAGAAGCTGTTGCAACGGCAGGAAGCTCTGCGTGCACAGCAACTGGAGACCATGTTGGAGATGATGCGGCTGAACCCGAAATACGAAGATGTGGACGAAGTCGTCTCGCAAGAGCACTTCGACGATATGGTAGAAGCTATGGCTGAAGTATATGCCGAGCGGACTGGTGTGTCGAAGGGCGAAGCTGTGATGGCTGTCGAAGACTGGATTTGGAGTCAGCCAAATCCGTATAAGCTAATGTATGCACAGATAAAGCAGTATCATCCAGACTATGCTAAGCAGCCACCGAAAGGTGGTGGCGGAGGGCCGAAAGAGCCTGCGAAAGCTCCGTCTAGCCTTCAGGCTATGGCTGGCGGAGGTGGTGCAGATGCAGCTGGGTGGACTGCAGCTAAAATTGATGCATTACCCGAGGACGAGCTGAATAAAGTCCCTCGGGACATATATGCACTGTATTTGCAAGGAAAGCTGAAGTGAGGAGGAGATAGAAATGGCAGAGACTGTATTTCTGACAAATGACCCGTTGACTAGGAAGCGTTGGGCAAAAGACCTTTTTGCTATATTGCTTCCAGCGACGGAAATCAACGACTTGGTTGGCACGGACACAAAGTCTATTATCCAGCAAAGGAAGGAACTCGCTAAAGGCGAGGGTGATACCATAACCTTCGGTATTCGTTTACCTTTGCAGGGTGAAGGTGTTGTCGGGAGAGACCCAATTGAAGGAAAGGAAGAGGCACTGCGTTTTAGGCACTTCAAATGCACGATTGAAGAACTCAATCATGCTGTGGAAACTGGCGGTCGGATGGAAGAACAGAGAGTTCCTTATGACCTGATGAAAGAAGGGCGTGATGCCTTGCAGGAATGGTGGGCTGACAAGCTGAGTGACATTGCGTTCGCCCATCTGTGTGGCGACAGCTCGTTCAGGGTTGCAGGTAAGACCCTTGGTCAAGACCCCGTAGACCCTGACACAGAACATTGGCTCAAGGTGAACGATGTGGCTACTGAAGGTGCTATGACCAGTGCGGACATTCTTGACTTGTCTTTCTTGGACAGAATGAAGCAGCGTGCTGAGATGCCAGTCGGAGACAAGTGCTACAAAGTGCGTCCTCTTGTGATAAATGGCAAGAAGTATTATAGGGTCATCCTTCACACTTACGTGTTTGACGCCTTGCGTCAGAACACTAACGTAGGTCAGTGGGGTGACTTACAGAGGGCTGCTGGCAAGCTGCAGATTCCAAATGTAGAGATTGAGTATAATGGGATGCTTATCAGCAAATCCGAGAGGATTAGGCAGGTCGTCAAAGACAGCACCGACCCACGGGCTGGAGTATTTAGAAACATCCTGCTTGGATGTCAAGCGGGGGTGCTTGCCTGGGGCGGAGCTGGTGAGAGCAAGAGCACAACACTGTCATTTGTGCCCTATCAGACTGATGCTAAGAGGTTCATGAACATAAGAGGTGGTGGAATTCTTGGCTTCAAAAAGACAAGATTTGAAGGTCACGACTTCGGAGTGATTACTGGGTCTAGCTGGGGAGCACCATTATCGTAAGGGAGGTTTCATTATGGCGACTGATTTATATACACATGCTTTTGCTGACAATCTGCGGCTGGCCAAAAGCAAAAGGCTGGCCGCCCCAGCTAACGGGACGTATAATCTCATTCGTTTGCCAAGATATGCGTTTGTGAAGGCAGTGTGGCTCTGGGTTGTTACAGCCTACACGGGGACGAGTCCCTCTGTCACAGTGGGCTTCATCGGAAACGGTGAAACTGCGGACCCCGATGCTTTCTTGACAAACACTGAGAGTGCTCCTAAAACAGCTGGGATGAAAATCTCGCTTGGTGGCACGGCTGCTTGTGCTGCTGGCAAGTATTTCGCAGACGGCTCTGGTGCAATTACCCTCACTACAAATAAGGATGATGGTAATGCTGGTGTCGTCTATGTATTTGCAGACTACACGGTAATTTGCTGAGAGGAGGTAGAAGATGGCTGCATTAGATACTGATTTAAGAAGGACTGATGAGAGGCACTATAAGAGGGTCAATCCTTTCTGGGTGCAGAGCAGTCCTTTCGGCTATGAGAACACAAACGAGAAGGTGTTGCTGTTTGCCTTTCCAGCGGTGCTAGGAAATTACTTCTTGCACCAATTTGTATTGGAGGTTGAGGTGGCATTTTCAGGCGGAACGCCAGCGATTGACATTGGGAAGTGCACTTTGGACGACCCGTCAGTCGACTTGACCTATCAGAACTATGATGCTGACTACTATATAGCCAACACAGATGTGACGGAAGGCACACCTGGATACTATATGGGTGACGGGACGGTCTGGGCACAGGCCCTTCTTGCCAACACAGTTGGGCCTTTGATTGTCAAAGGTGCGGATACAAATATGCCTGCGATTGTTGCAACGCTGTCTAATGGACTGACTGCTGGGAGGGCAAGACTGTATATGCTAGTGAGTAGGATTGGAGTGTAAATGTCAAAATTTGACTTTTCTGGTGATATGCGATGAACCTGCAACAGCTTGTGGACGAAGTGATTGTTGTGCTGGACGACGACAGCGATGAAATCGTGTCTCGTATTCCTGACTGGATAAACGAGGCAATTGCGACTGCGGTTGAGCGGGCCGAAGTCCCTGGGTTTGGTGTCCTCAACACTGTTGACACTGTGGTCGGGCAGGCTTACACGAGCCTGCCCTCGCAGTGCAGCCGCCTACTTCATGTAGGCGATGGCGACGTGGAACTCACGATAGTGACGCTCGAGGAGCTGCTGGAGAGGTATCCAGGGATGGACGAAGAGGGTGATGTTGAAGCGGTAGCTGTTGATGGAGCGACGCTGTATTATCAGCCCATTCCTGCGGAAGTGCAGACATTGACTGTGCTGTATAGACGGAAGCCAGCCACGCTAGTGGAGCCTGACGATGTCCCTGAAGGAATACCTGAGATGCTGCACCGAAAGGTTATTGTGCAGGGTGCAGCAGCAATCGGTTTTGGCCTTATTGAAGATGGTATTGAAGAGGGGAAGAAGGTTAATACAGCCTCGGCAATGATGCTCTACGAGCAGGGGATACACGAGCTGCAGGCTTGGGTTGAGCGGAGGCGAGTCCACAGACCTAGGTCTATTTGGAGGTATTGATGGCTCTAGCGAGAGTGCTGCAAAGCCCGAGAGGGCTGGACAATCGGCATGACCCTGTTACGCTTTGTCGAGAGGGTGTCTGTTATCTGGCAGCGGCTTACAACGTAGATGTCGAGAGGCGGATATGCAGGCGGCCTGGTCGCCGAAAGGTCGTGGACCTTCCAGGGCATAGCCCATATCCTTATTTTGGTGGATGTCTGTTTGTTTCCAACGGAAGGCTGATGTTGTTGTCGCCAGACTACAGCTATTCTGTCTTGCGGACAGGACTACACGATAGTGCTATGAGCTATGCAACTGTGTTCAACAGAGTGTATTACAGCAACGGCTACGAGAACGGCTACATTGAAAATGCTGAAAGCCACCCTTGGGAAGTTGGCGAATATGTTGGGCCAGACACGACGAGAGTCTTTAGCGACCCTCCGACAGGACACATTTTGTGTCTGTGGAACGGAAGAATGTTCATAGCCGAGGGCTCGACACTCTGGTATAGTGAGCCGTTCGCATATCATGCTTACGACCTCGGTCGCAACTTTGTCCCTTTCTCTAGCAGGATACGGATGGTTATTGGCATTGCTGACGGGATGTTCGTCAGCGATGAGCATACGACGTATGCCCTGGTGGGCAGCAGTCCCGAGGATTGGTTTGTCAGGAAGGTAGCGGACTATCCTGCTGTGGAGGGCACAGCCCTTCATGTGGAAAGCAGTCGTATAGGCGACGGGAGTCTGCCACCTGGCATGTATGCTATGTGGATGAGTGCACGAGGCATTTGCCTCGGAGGCCTGAACGGCTACTTCAGGAACTTGACGGAAGAACACGTCAAGTGCCCTGTGGGCACTCGAGGGACTGCCCTTATCAGGGACGGAAGATATATAACAATTGTGTGGTAGGAGGAAGTTATGCTGAAACTAAGCACGGGATTGAAAAACAGTTTGCTCGGAAATGCCACTCTGAAAGGAACTTCGTTGGCCTATCACGATGGTGGAGCTGGGAATGACTATATCACAGATAGCGAGAACAGGTTCTTGGATGCGGGCTTCAAAGTTGGTGATAAAATCACAACTACTGGGTCCACCACTGCGGCTAACAATATGACAGATGTGGAGATATTGGCTGTCTCTGCAGGCAAACTGGAGTTTGCTACTGGCACTGTTGACACAGAGGAGGCTTTCAATGAGAACACAGTCTTGAAAAGCGACAATGGAGGCTCTCTCGAAGAGCTTTTCAAGGATGCTGTTCTTGAGATATATAGCGGAAGTCAGCCAGCCGATGCAGATAGTGGTGAAACGGGCACAAAGCTCGTGAGAATCACGCTGAACAGCGGAGCTTTTACACCTGGTTCACCAGACAACGGTCTCGAGTTCGAGGCTCCAATGAATGGAGTGATAGGAAAGAAGAGTGGTGATGTCTGGAGTGGAGTTGGCTTGGCCGATGGGACGGCTGGATGGTTTCGCCTGTATGACAACAAGTATCACACAGGTGATAACAAAGCTGCCGTTAGGCTCGACGGAGCCTGTGGTGTCGGAAGTGGGCAGCTGAAGCTGTCTAGCCTGACCATAAAAGAAGGTGTAACGATAACGATAGACAGTTTTGATATTGACATCAGAGGGGCTTCGTAATGGGTGTCTGGTGTAATGACGCTATGCTTGACACAGCGTTGAACTGGCTCAAGAACGGAGCTGACAAGCTATGCTTGTGCAGCCAGCAACCTGCTTCCTATGTGGAAGCAACGTCCACGTATTGTCTTGGCTCAATAGCTATTGGCTCTGCCAACTTTGGAGAGATTGAGGATGGGCTTGTCTCAGGGAGACGTGTGACGGTGAATGTGGCTGATGCTGTTCCTGTAGGCACTACGGGTGTGCTCAACCATGTTGCTCTTGTGAGCGACATCTCGCAAGAGTTGCTGTATGTTGTTCCCTGTCCTGAAAGGGACGTTGCTCAGGGGAGTGAGGTTGTGCTTGGCCAGTTCTATGTAGAGCTGCGAGACCCAATTTCGGTGTAGGAGGTATGTTATGAAGATTGCTGCAACTGTGCGTGCCTTCTGGGAGTGGGAGTTGTGGAGGAACAACGTTCTGCTTGACCAGTGGGCATACTGCAATAAGATTGTGACGCAAGGGCTGAATGCCTGGCTTGACATAATGTTTCACGGCACATCGCAGGTGTCAACCTGGTATATTCTCATATTTGAAGATGACTACACGCCCGCCTCTGGCGATACGTATCAGAGTCCTGGGTTCACGGAGTGCACTGCGTATGATGAGGCCACGAGGCCAGCGTTCAACGAGGGTGCTGCCAGCAACGGCACAATAAACAATTATGATAATCCTGCAGTGTTCAGCATCAATGCGACGAAGACAATATATGGTGCAGCCCTTGTGAGTAACAGCACGAAAGGCGATAACAGCGGTGGATATTACATGTTCTCAGCAGCAAACTACGGCGAGGGCAAGCCTGTTGAAAACGGCGACACCTTGAAGGTGAAGCTTGCTATTACAGTGACAAGCACCACGTAGTGGAGGAAAGACTTGGCTTTTACTTGGAACCCAGATGACAAGCATAGCAGTATAGAGCTTCTCGATGGCAATCTGGTAGCTAAGCATATCAATGAGGGGTATGCGTCAGGAACTGTTCGTGCCACTGGGGGGGCTTCGTCTGGGAAGTGGTATTGGGAAATACAACACATTCATGGTGACTGCACAAGTCATTGCTTTACACAGTTTGGAATAGCACTGGCTAGCCACGCACTTAGTAGGCAGGTTGGCTACTCTGCTGAGAGCTACTGCTACTACAATTGCGATACTGAAGGCAGGAAGGTTCACAGCAGCAATGTAGAGAGCTATGGCACGACCCTCGCTGACGGCGATATTGTCATGGTTGCCCTTGACCTCGACAGTGGTAAGATATGGTGGGGCAAGAACGGAACATGGTTCGAGGGCGGAGACCCAGCCACTGGAGCCAATCCAGCCTACACAGGTATATCTGGATACTTCTATCCAGCGATTAGCTTTGATAAGTATGGGACCAGAGCGAAAGCCAGATTCTGGAAGAATCATATGTCCTTCACACCTCCTACAGGCTTTAGGCCTTGGGAAGGTGGGATTTATGTGGTGACTTTCGAAGAAGGAGCTGAAGCCTCTGACTCGTATGAGACCAAGAAAGGCTACATTTTCGAGATAGAGGAGCAAGCGAGTGCTAAGGATGAGCCGCATGTAGCGAGTCCTAATTATCTGGCAATTGCGGAAGAGGCTCTTGTATCCGAGCGTTACGACGTTCCTAGTCCTGTGTATACAGAGGTTACTGAGCTCGGCTCAGTAGAGGATGTCTATGCTGCTGCCAATCTGACCACAGCAATTACTGAAGCAGCTGGTGTTGAAGACGGATATATTGTAAGTCCGAAATTCGGTGCTGAGGCAGACCAGGGACTTGTCCAAGACCACTGGGAAATCAGCGTTTTCAAGAAGTTCCTGCCTACTGACAGCTACATTGGGCATGCTGGCAGTTCTCCGACCGTTGACATTACGAAAGCTCCTATCACGGGCGATGTTGCTATAGGTGCTGCTGTCGAGGTAGCTGGGCTCGGCGGAGCTATCCTGTCGGAGGGTATTGAGGCGTCTTGCAAAGCAACTGCTTCACAGGTCATTGTGGCACAGGGTGTTGCAGACGCAACGCTTGGTGTGGAAGCTCTGGGTGCTGGCTTTGCGGAAGCAACCACGGAAGTGGATGTTGATGCTGCAGGCTGCGTTAGCACACTTGGCAGTGCTATCGCAGAGCTGCTGTTGAGCGCGAGCGGCGAAGCCCGTGCGGAGATTAGAGGCCAAGGCGATGCAAGCATTACTTCTCACGTTGGTGCTGTTGGTCACAGTGACGGCGTCGCTGAAGGCCAGGTCGATGTAATCGTCGGGCTGAAAGCCACGGGAGTGGTCGGCAAGCTTGCTTGTGGCGAGTGCACCTTGTGGCTTGCCACAGAGGGAAGCGGAGCTCCAGTGCCAACAGGCGAAGCCGAGGCCAGCCTGAGGCTGGGGCTGCGAGCGTTCGCTAGAACAAGCGCAGGAATATGTGTGCTGAGGTATACAAGGTAAAATGTCAAAATTTGACTTTTCTTTAAATGTTGAAGCCGAAGGCCATGTAGAGTGCTGGGACAGGCTATGCCTGTCCATGAGCCTGCGGCGACTAGCTGTTAGCCAGTATGGTAACTACAATTTTGATGGCCTTGTGGAAATGAACGGAGTTTATCTTGCTTTCAGCAAGGACGGTATATATGTCCTCGAGGGCGATGACGATGATGGGCAGCCTATACAAGCTCTGTTCGAGTTTATGACGGATATGGGGTCTGAAAGACAGAAAAGGTTGCGGAGCTGCTACCTCGGTTGCGAAGCTGACGGCAACCTACGGTTAGTGCTGCAAAATGATGAGGGAAACGTGCGAGAATACACACTTGCGTGCAAGCCTACGCAGCACTCCGTCAGGACTGCTGTAGGCAGGAGTGGTCGAGGACGCTACTGGACGTTCACAGTTGAAAACGTAGATGGCTGCTACTTCTGTGTTGACACGGTTGACGCTGTGGTAACGGTGATGCGGAGGAAGCCGTGAAGCAACTGCCAAGAATTGTGTTGAAAGGCGATAGGCAAGCTGCGGAAGAGATGATAAGGGAAGGTGTGAGGCAGTTTGACATCCTGCTTCAGCAAATGAAGTTTGCTGACCTGAAGCAAGATGTTCGTCGAGTGCGATATCTCGATGGGAGTGAGATTGTATGTAAGAGTGTGTTTGGCGATAACACACTGGAGATATACGTGCCACCTGAGGTGAAGGAGGAAGAGAAGGAGTTTCCTCCGAGAGGAGATTTCATTGTGTTCTACAAAGAGCATGATGTGCTCATGAGCGTCAGAGAGGGAGAGCTCAAGATGGTTCCTGTCAGGGACGTCCAAAGACCACCAATGTCGTGGCTGAACACAAGTATTGCTCTGACAGACAGGGTTGTGGACGTTATCTACCAGCATGGACAGTCTAACGACCCTGGCTTTTTTGGCTACTCTGGTTACTCGGAATGGAGCAAGGAGAGCGTATGTGTCAGGTCTGGCAACAAGGTTTGTCTGGAGACGGAAGTCAATTATTCCTTCACTGTGTTTAGCTCCCTCTATGTTCCTCTGTCATATGCGGTTTGGCACTCAGCGGACTGGAGTGTTGTCTGCGTCGCACAGATGACAAACACACAAGTGGCAGGCAAGTGGACTTACATCATCTGTGCGAGCAGGTATGTGTGGGACAAGGGCGAGTTCAAGCTAGTCGATAGGGTTGAGGAGCAGCTGCAGTGTGACGAGGAGAAATACCCTTCAGGTGCTTACCCGACCTACATCTTGCGTATAGATGACGAGCAGGGAGTGCTTTACAACGTGGGCTGGTATATTGTCAGCGAAGACCGACATGTGTATGAGAAGAGACGGCTTGATATCCTCAGTGGGGAGGACACGCTGGTCACGACATACGGGAGTAGCTATACATCGGCTGCTGTGCATAGGCATCACTTAGCTGTTGATGGTGTGGTGCTTGTAGAAAGTGATACAATAGAGAAGCATGAAGAGGATGCGAGTGGTGACTGGTGGACCTGGCAAGTGGATGGTGATTTCCTGCACTTGGGTGGCAGAAGTCGCTCTGATTATCCTGAGTGCAACACAGAGCACTTCAATGGATACAGATACGAGTTTGAGTGGGACATAGACGACTATACCCTTGGTGGTTTCAGAATCGTGGAGGATATTGATTTCCGAGAGTTCTGGCAGGAGTGCCTACAGTGCCTGAATCCAGAGGAGTATATCCCTTGGAAGCGAGTATACAGGTTGTGGTTTAAGGGAGACTACTCTCTCGGATATGAGCATAAGCTCAAGTGGCCTGACGGAAAGGACATGACCGAGTTTTCTGGCCCAACACCATGCTGGCACGCTTTGGTCAACAAAGAGAACTACGTGGATTGCTCTGGACGTGTAGAGTGGGAGTGGACTGGAGCATTAGAGGATATTGACGGCTACAGTTTTTGGATAGAAGGCGTCCCTGGGAGGGGAGGTGCTTTGATGCGTCATCCTGTGACACAAATCCCTTATAGACGTCTCGCTCTGCTTGCTGGTGCATCCCTGCCAGTGAAGCCATATGCTTTCTTTGCTAAGAATGGCTCTGTTGTAGTTAAGATGCTGATTGAAGGAAAGCGAGAGAATGGCGATATACATTACAACAAGATGAGCGTTCTCGTCAACGACCTTGACAGGACAGAGGATTTCCTCAAGGAGTTTGAGCGAGTGACAGGGGAGACTTTTGACCCGAGCGTCGCTGGGCAATACACCATTGGGCTGTTTGCATACGTAGGAGGAAAGAATGAGCAAGGATTACCTAGCTGAGATAACATCGCTAGTGGAGAGTAAATTCAGGAACGCAGAGGACTATGCAGAAGCCACATGGCAGTCCGCTGTTAATTACCTGAGCGACCTCTCCAGTATTGTGGCAGACTTTGATTTCAATCCTGTTGACCTAGACTTCTCGATAGAGCCTATCAGTGTAGGGTCATACGACCCTGCAAGACCAACCAGGCCAGACTTGGATGTGCAGTTGCCAGACGCACCGAGTGCGGGGTCGCTGGACGAAGTCTTGGTGAAGGATGTTGACATTCCAGACATCGACTTCGTTGCTCCAGACATCAGTCTGCCATCGACACCGCGGGTGTCTTGGCCACAAGAGCCTGGCGAGCCACCTGCGGTAGAAGATGTGGATGTTCCGTCGAAGCCCGACTATGAGCTTCCAGACGTGCCATCACTTGATGAAATCGTGCTGCCTGATGCACCAGAAGTGGATGTTCCACAGATGGACGTTGACCTCCCATCTATTGACATAGAGACACCAAGTCTAATCTTCGATTATAGTGAGACTATGCACAGCAGCGACCTCAGTGATGCTCTGGCGTCGAGGCTATTGAGCGGTGTTCGAGATGGGATGACGGGCTTGCCCGCCGATGTTGAAAACGCTATCTGGCAGCGGGCTCGAGACCGCGACGCCTTGCGGAATGAGCAGATGTATCGGGAAGCCGAGAACTATTTTGCTTCTCGTGGCCACACGCTTGCGCCTGGAGCCCTAGCGGGACGTCTTGCACAGGTGCAGCAAGAAATTGCAAGGAGCGAGCAGCAGCTCAACTATGAGATTAGCATTGAGCAAGCACGACTTGCACAGCGAAACACACAATTCATGATAACTGCTGCATTGCAGTATGAGCAGCAAATAATGCAGTATGAAGATGGTATGGCTCGGAGGTCGCTGCAAGCGGCACAATACGTGCAGCAAGCGTCGCTAGACCTGTTCAGAGCGGAGATTGCAAAGCATCAGCTATTGCTGGAGCGATATCGCTCGGCAGCAGCTGTATACGAGTCCAAGATTCGTGCAGGACTAGCTTTGCTAGAGCAGTATAGGCTTCGCCTGACGGCATCACGGCTGCAAGCTGATATACAAAGGACACAAGTCGAGCTATATAGGACGCAAGTCGGTGCAGTGGAAACACTGATGAGGCTGTATGCTACAGAGATGGATGCAGCGAGACTGCGTCTTGACGTTAGTCGTATGAGGCTGTTCGCCTTCGGCGAAAAGGTGCGTGTTTACACGTCTACAATTGCTGCTAACACTGCAAGATATAATGCCTATCAGGCTGCAATAGCAGGTGAAGCCGCAAAGGTGCAAATGTATGGTGAGCAGGTCAGGGCATATCTTGGAAAGGTGGAAGCAGCTCGGGCGAAGAGCTCTATCAAGATAGCCGAAGCGTCTGCAAGGCTGGATGCAAACCGTCTGAAGATAGAGAAGTATAGAGCTGACATCGACCAGTATCGGGCGAGGATTGCGAGCCTGCTCGGTGAGGTGGAGACAAAGGCAAGAGCCTACGGTTATGATGTCAGCATGTATGCTGCCGATGTTGGCCTTGCCAGGACAAAGATAGATGGCGATATAGCAAGCTACACAGCTCGAACCAGACATATTGATGCCACTGTGCGACAAGCACTTGCACAGGCGGAGATAAATCTCAACGCTGCACTGCGGTTGCACGAAGTGCAGACAAATGCAGTAAAGGCTGGTGCTACAGTGACAGCACAGATGGCTGCGTCAGCATTGTCGTCTGTGGCTGCAGGAGCAAATATGAGTTACAGAGGTGGATATAGTGTCAGCCAAGCAACAGACATTGGCTACTATTATCACTACTATCCGTAGGAGGGTGAAATGATATTACCGTTTCCTTATCCAATAAGGAAGGAGGAGAGGAGAGTGGCTCGAGCTCCAGTGGGTCATCCATACTTTGGGCATTTCATGCCTGAAGAGGACCTCCTGAAGTGGTATGAGCAGAGGGAGGCTGCGAAGGAGGCTGCAGCACTGCAAGACCTCATAGAGCAGGCTGCCACTCGGAGAGCTGCTCTGGAGGGCGAATATGGCCTGCGTAGGCAGAGATTGGCTGGAGAGCAAGCTGTGAAGGTTGCTGACATTGGCAGGATGGGCACTGTCGAAGCAGCACGTGTGGGAGCAGGAGCTACAGCTGAAGCTGCAAGGCAATCTGCCTTGGGGCAGATAGGAGCTGAGAGAGCCCGTGGTCAATGGCAGCGGGAGCTCATGCAGAGGCTCCTGGCGGAGGAGCGACCTCCTGAGACAGGACGCTCTCCTCGGGAGCGAATACAGAAGATAGTTGATAAATATCGCCAGATGGAGGGTGTCAACGAGTGGTTTCCGCCAACCTGCCCAGCGGGGACAGTATGGGACGAAGAGTATGGGATGTGTGTTCCTGAGGGAGGTGCACCATGAGCAAGCAAATACGGAAGATGTATCGAGCGGCTGGACTGACACCACCCAAAGGGAAAGGCATTCACACTGTTATGGCACACAGGTGTGTCATAGAATATCTGAAGAAGGGACTTTCCAAGAGCGAAGCGTGGAAACGCTGTGTTGGTGCTCTTGGCAAGAAGGCTATCAAGCCTTCTCATAGAAGGACAGTGTAAAAGTCAAATTTTGACTTTTCTTGGAGGTGAAAATGGCTGTTGCACGACCAAGGAAAAAGAAATGGATACCGAGAGACCTTAAGGAGGGTGCTTTCACGAGATGGTGCGAAGCACAGGGCTACGGTGGTGTTACGGAAGCGTGCATTGTGAAGGGCCTTGCGGCTGGAGGCACAGTCGCTAAGCAAGCCAACTTGGCCAGGACGTTCCGTCGGATAGCCAAGAAGAGAAAGAAAGGGAGAGCATAGATGCCTGTCATAGCAAGACCGAGACCACAGGGATGGTATGGCCGAGTAGCGAATTTCTTTGGCTTTGCGGAGCCGTTCACGCCCGTGCCCTTGATGACACACAGGCAGTTTGCGAGGGCGATATTGCCATTGTTTGGCGAAGGGGTGGCTGAGCGAAGCGTGAAGATTCCACCTAAGGTAATGGCCCTGGTCAAGCGGATACCTAAGAGCGTAGTGCGAAGCATAAAGAGAGTGCGTGTTGTGCCTCACACCCCTAAGACTGTTGGTCTGGGAGGAGAGATAGCACCGAGCTGGTGGGTCAAAGCCCTTCCCAAGTCGGGACAGAGACATTATTTGCAAAGGGCGAGATACGTAAGAAGAGCTCCGTTTGTTAACCTCTTCAGAGGTGGAGCTATCCAGGCAACTGTAAAAACTCCGTTTCACGAAGCAGGACATGAACTTGAGACTGTTTTGCTCCGTGACAAGCAGATGAAGGACCTCATATGGAGGCTCTTTAAAGATGACCCTCATGCTGTCGCAGCATTCCAGAAGGCAACAAATGTCCGTATGCACAGCCCTCATGAAGTGCTTGCGGAGACCGCTGCAAGGCGTGTCTTTAAGAAAGCTGGCTGGGGACGATACGGATGGCCTTACGAGTATGCCCCTGAGTGGGCAAAGTGGGCCGTTGAAGAGGCCATCAAGAGAGCTGGAGGAGTGCCATAATGCCAGTTATAGCGAAACCAAAGTTGACAGGAACATACGGCCGGCTGATGAAGAAGCTTGGCTTTGATGAGCCTTATGCTCCTTTTGCTGGGCCAATGCCTATGTTGACATACAGGCAGTTCGCTAGGACTATAATGCCGCTGTTCGGTGGTAAGATAGCGGGGGCAGAAAGGGTCCCGCCTGAAGTAATGGCTCTGGTCAAAAAGATACCAAAGAGCGTAGTGCGAAGGATGAAGAGAGTGAGGGTCATACTGCCTGAAGTGGAGCCTAGGTGGGGAGGATACATATATCCGAGCTGGTCCGTCAAGCGTTTCTCGAAGGCGGTCCAGAGGAAACTCTTGGGAAGGAGGAGGTTTGTGAAGCGAGCACCTGCTGCGAGGCTCGTCTTAGAGGAAGGTCCAGAGGTAGCATTTCACGAAGCGGGGCATGAGCTCGAGTCTGCACTTGGTGTAAGTAGAGATGTAGAGGACCGCCTCTGGGGACTGTATAAGAAATACTTCGGGCAGGTTGTAAACTTTGAAGCTTCAATGGGGCGGTCGATGCCTGACCCACACGAAGTGCTTGCAAATACCTTTCAAGCGAAGGTATTTTGGCCCGCGCAATACAAAGAAGCTCCTGAGTGGGCCAAACGACTTGTCGACGAGGCCATCAAGAGAGCTGGAGGAATACCATGATAGATGTAGTATCGCTGATATTGGCTAAGAGGCGTGGTGAGCTGAGCAGGGAAGAACGTGTCAGGAGACTGCGAGAGCAATATCTTGCTGACCCAACTAAGGCCCAGAAGCTCATTGCAGCCATAATGACACAGCACGTTCCTCCTGAGCGGAAAATAAGGAAGAGGAAGTATCCTACGGTGTTGGAGGCTGTGGAAGCTGCCATCCCACGAAGCGACCCTCGGCGAGGGATGGGGCGAGCTATCTGGGAGACATACAATAAGATGATGGTTAATCCTGAGTTCAGGGACTACTCACCACCTGAGCTAATTGCTGCAGCTCACGAAGTGGAGCTTGGCAAGCGGCGAGAAGCTGTGCATGAGCATACGTGGAAGCAGAAGCGGGGGACTTTCAGGAACTGGCCTGTCATCGGAGCAGAGCCCGTGGCTCCGCTACCTGACCAGGAGGCGTGGGAGCAACAGCGGACCGAACGGCCACGCACGCCTGCTGAAGTCAGTGCTGCAATTGGCGGAGGTTTTAGCCTTGCTGGCCAACTGTTCCGTAGATGGCTTGCTAAGCGTGCAGTGGCTGCTGGTGCTGCAGCTGTTGTTCCAGGGATTAGTGTCCCAGCTACGCTGATAGCTGCAGGGATGGCTATCCCAGAGTTCTATGTCTGGGACAAGCTGGAAGAAGCTATTCGCTCCACGGAGTGGGCGAAGAGACATCCTCATCAAGCAACTGCAGCTACGTTAGCACTTGGAACTGGCCTCCTCGTCTTCGGTCCGAGGATAGGCAAGCAGGCTGCCAGAGGCCTGTTTGGTAGGCTTGAAAAGGCCACTCGTGTAGCCGATGAGGCAGCTGAGAGGGTAGCCGTCAGCCCTACAGTCGAAAACCTGCTCAAGCATGACAGGGCAAAGAAGAAGCTCTTCGAGGAAGGCGAGCTTGCTGCTCGTGTTCTCGGACCGCCAAAGGCCCGAGCTCCGCTGTTAGACATGCTAGCTGAAGCCATAGAGGCTAGACGGCCGAAGCTCCCTGTTCCATTGGAACCGCCCAAAGGGCCATCAGGTCCTGTGCTGATATCGCCTTACGGCGTCAGTAAGACGGGACGTCAGTTCGCTAAGTATGCTTTCGCAGGTCCTGGCGAGGAGCCAAGGCGTTACACGTTCAAGAACATCACGAATGTAGAAGAGGTCTTCAAGAAGATTGCTCAAGGTAAGAGCAAAGAGGAGGCCTTGCAAGAAGTCGGCAAGGCCGAGGCTCTGCTAAAGAAACAAGCGGAACGGCCCCGCATCTCGAAGGAGGTGCGTTACGAGCTCAAGAGGATGGGCTACACATCGCAAGATATAAAGCAGATGACACCAGAAGGTGTGCGGGTTATCACACGCTTAGTGGAGGCAAAGAAGAAAGGCGAAGACATGAACAAGGTCATGAAGGAGCTCGCTGACGTAGTTGGTGTGGAGAAGCCCAAGATTGAGCCGCCACCTGGTGCAAGCACCAAAGAACTCTACGAGTGGGCAAAGGGCCTGTCACCGCAAGAGCGATATGACCTCGTAGAGCGGGGCAAGCTGCCTCACAGCGTGGCGAAGAAGATAGCTGCGGAAGAGAAAGCAAAAGCGAAGCTGCCAGAGACAGAGCCTTCGCTGGAGCGTGAACCTACACCCGAAGAGCTCAAAGAGAGTGAAGAGTTCCTTCAGTCCCTTGGAAACATAGACGGAACAGTCCCTGGGCCTGACGGCAAGCTAAAGCCTGCTAAAGCTGCGGAGCATGCTCGAAAGCTCAAAGGAGCAGACAAGCTGCTGCTTGGGATTGTTGCAGCATCCACGTTAGTGCCACTGGCTGAGGTGCTTGGCCCGACGGAAGCCGAGGCTGCTGGGCCAGAGGCTGTGGTGACGGAGCTCGCTGGAGCAGTTCTCAAGGGAGCCCGTCGAGAAGGCCCGAAGACCTTACAAAAGATGCTGAAAGCATTGCGTGAAGCACATATTATACCACCTCCGCAGACAGACCCTTTTACGCTACCAGAGCCGATGCGAGCCATCAGGCTCGTGCCGTCGTTAGACCTGATTCAGAAGAAGGCAAACATGCCTTTGCAGGGGTTGGCAACACCACACAGCTATTTCTGGTATTACTTTGGTGTGAAAGAGGGCCAGGAACTGATGGCAAACCCTGCGGTTCAGTGGGCAAGTGCTCAAACAGCAGCAATATACAACACAACTGTCGGTCAGAAGACGCTGCTTCGTATCTTGAACGAAATTCCTGGATACAGGAGCTCAGCCAACGAGCTCATCGAGGCTATGAGGCCACTGATGCAGAAATACTACGAGCCGATGCAAATCCGAGGCTATCATGCATATATGGCTGACAAGCTGAAGAAAGCTATCGACAAGGAGTGGGCAAGAGCCACCAAGCGGAAGCTCGTGGGTGAAGAGAAAGAGAAGGCTCTTAGCATAATAGAGGCTCTTGAAGAGCAATATAGAGCTCATGCCAGGGAGCTGGAGAAGACTGCCCACATCGTAGATGAATATCATGAGGCCTGGCGACGTATCGTCCAGCCGATGTCACTGCAGCCCCAACACATTGGGCTGCGGGTGTTTCTTGCAGCTGAAGACACAGCGGACTTCGTCCACTATCCTTGGCTGAAGGGACGGTTGAGCTTCGACGAGCAAGTGGCAGTTGCAAGGCTGAAAGCCATGATGGAGCACTACGGGGCTAGGCTGCTGGAAGCAGGAGAGGAGATTATCACGCATCGGCCTTACATGCATCATGCTCCACATCCAGACGCTAACTTTGAGCGAGTGGAGGCTGCTATAAAGCGTTTTGGCAGAGGTGTTGTGCCGACACCGCCGCTGGCAAGGATGTTCAGCCGTAAGGCAGGTTTCCTGCCGATGGTTCCAGACGCTGAATACTGCACTACTCGATACATACAAGACATCAATCTTCGGTTGGAAGCAATGAATTTCTGGCGGAAGGGCAAGCCTGACGGATGGTGGGCTTTTCAGCAGGCCATAGAAGCCAATCCTGGGATAGCCCCCGAGGGGCTGGTGCGAGCATTTCGAGCTTTCGCCCGAGGGTTCAAGCCCGTTGAATCAACGCCCTTGAACGACTTGTCCAACAAGTTGTATGCTTTCGAGGTAGCGAGGCTGCTCTGGATGAGCCCGTCGGTTGCACTGAAGCACCTTTTCAAAGTGCTCGCTGGCTATCGGACCTTTGGCCTTGAGGCTGTGAAGGCCACGCCAAAGGCGTTGGTGTCAACCGTAAAGGTCGCCATCAAGCGTCAAGGAGGCGAAGCCTGGCTGAAGAAGATGGGATGGTCGCTAGACCTGATGGATGAAGCAGTTGAAGCTCTCACTGAGACAGGCAAACTTTATCGCATGATAGCAGAGATATCGCCGTTCACGGCGACTGAAAGTCAGGCAGCAAAGCTGCTACGCAGATTTAACGAAATGGGCTCGTTGCCTGTGTCTGCAGTGGAACGCTTCGACAGGGCACTTAGCGTGGTGACGGCTTTGCGAATGGCTGCAAAGAAAGGGATGACACCGTGGCAAGCCACCTATGGTGTCTTTGATACCATACTGAAAGCTAACTTCCTGGCTGGGCCACTGAACCCTGCATGGCTGCGAGACCCAAAAATCAGGCTGGTCATGACCTTCCAAGGGACGCCGTATAAGATAATGGAACAACGGGCCATGCTATATAGCAGAGCTGGCGGAGCGTTGCTTGAGGTTGTGAAACAGCTCGCAAAGGACATACGTGAGGGCGAGATGCGGTTCAAGTGGGCTATGATAAAAGACGCTCTTTCGAGAGAGCGGGATATCTTCGGGACGCCTGTGCTAAAGCAAGCTTTGACGGAGATGCTTCTCGTGGGAACGGCGATTGAGATTGGGAAGCATGCTTGGGACGTCGAGCTTGCTCATCATTTCTTGCACCCGCCGTTTGTGCGAGTGCACAGACGTGAAGTCGCAATTGGCGCCAGCCCGCTGGTGGGAGCCACTGTCAGAGCCTTAATGGCTCCTGAGGAGCTGAAGGAGGAAGAATTCATCGTCTCGAGGTTCTTCAACGAGTGGTTTGGGAGGGCAAACAGAGGCTTGCCTCTCCCAGCCACTTTCGTGAAGCTTGCTCGCTTGAGCAAGGATGACATCCCTGAGATATATCGTGACAGACGGCTGGCATATCTATTCAGTGTCCCCACTCTCGAGTAGAGATAGCACCACAGGGTGAAAGGGAATTCCATCTTTTGTGAGCTCTTGGTATTTGACCAAGAGCTTCTTCCCTTTCAGCTCATCACGCCGCTTCCAGTAGTGGTCCCTCTGCACTTCCGTAAGGCCAGAGCCGACACTAAAGATGCCACCGTCACCTTTGCATATGAAAGCACCAAGAGTGCCCTTTGGGATGCCATCTATGGTCTTTTCTTCTTTAACGCCGATTATCTCATAGGTGTCGGTCTTCGATGGCTTCAGCTTCATAATATTCGTGCTCCGCTTCTCTTCGTAGAAGGCGTCTCTGTTTCTTACAATGATACCCTCGTAGCCATCGGCTAAAAACATATCAAGCAGCTCATGCACATCTGTCAAGCTGAGAGCCTGAAAGGTGGGAACTATCCAGACACTAGGTGTAGCAAGATTGACTAGCAAAGCTAGTGTTGCAATACGCTGCTTCTGTGCTGTCCAAGGGACCTTGACATCAAAGATACTATACACTATCTGTGAATAGTCAGGATGCAGGCTGTTCTGCCGTGAGACGATGCTCCGAATGTCCTGGAGCTTTTTACCAGGCACCCAGAGTTCCCCGTCGAAGACACCCTCGTATTTCCAAGAGGCAAGCTCCTCGTTGATGTGAGGAACACTGACAATTTTGTTGCCTTGGCTTGACAGCAACGTGACCCTGTCGTTCTCGCAGACCGCAAGGCAGCGATTGCCATTTATCTTTGGCTGACAAAGCCACGGCTTTGGCCATTTGAAAAGCCTGCGTTCCTCAAAAGGAACAGCCAACATCACTCCCTTTCTCGTTCCCATCTTCCTTCCTCCCTGTTATATTTGTATCCTACCTTGCGTAAGCACACACAGAGTGCATTTGCACTTACTCCACATTCCATGCTGAAAGACCTCATTGACCCAAAGGTGTGAAGCACTCGCTCGACGCCGCCATACTCAGCGAAAGCCTCGGAAGCGAAGCCATGCGGAGCGTTGCTCCGCCGCTTGTCTTTCAGCTTGATACCGAGCCTCCGCAGGTTTGTCCTGATGCAGTTCGGCGAAAAGCCCCAATACCTGACCATCCCAGCTACACCAATCGTCTTGTATTGATGTTCCAAGATGGCCTTCATGTTCTCACCCAGGGTGTTTACCACTACTTGCAGAAAAGTGTCTTCTGCCATCTTGTCACCCCCTTACCACTAGGAAGGTCAACATCAGCAATGCTAATGCAATTAACAAAGCTATAATGTCAAATTTTGACATTTCTCCCACCTCCCAGTGTTTCTGTTGTAGCGATAGCCCTTCTTGCGGAGGTAGCTTCCGAGAGTGGAGGGATGTATTTTGCAAACAGAGCTGAACCGATGCATAGTCCGAAACATGCGAAGCACATTTTCAATACCGCCATACCTGGCAAAGGCTTCACAACTGAGGCCATATGGAGCATTATTATAGAGCTTCGACTTTGTTCTGATGCCAAGCTCCCGCAGTCCTTTATAAATGGAGCATGACGTAAATCCCCAGTGCTTCTGCATCCAGGTTGAGCCTCGCTCCCAATACTGCTCTCGCAGCATTGTCCTCGCAAGTTCCCTGTCACAGCCGTATGTCATCATGACGTTCCAGAGAAACGACCCTTTATAGTGCCCGCTTACTGCAGATGCAATGGCTGCCTTCAACTTCTCGTATAGAGGCCCTCCGAGCGAGTCCACAAGAGCAAACAGCTCCTGTGCTTCCCTATCGGAGAGCCACACCTCGAGTTTATTCCCTCGTCTGTCTCTTGGCATATCGCCCTCCTCTCCTCAAGATTTCCTTGTATCCCTTCTTCAAGCTCTGGTAGGCTTGTCGCCTGACATCTGCGACCAGTCGCCCGCCAGCCAGCTGGTAAGACCTGAAGCGAGGGCTATACGTCCTGCCATACACCTCTCGTCTCAGTTGCCTAGCAACTCTTCCGTTCATCTCCGTCCTCCACACAGATGCTCTTTCAGGGCTCTATAGACGCTGTCGGATACTCCAATCTCTATACCGTCAATGATTATTGTGTGCTGGACAGGACGAGCATGCTTCCAGTGCATACAGTCAAAACTTGCACCTTCCCTAAACTCGGCCACGTCAGCTAAATCTGCGGATATGTAAGGATAGTTTGCTCCGTCAATATAACTCACATAAATTCCTTTGTTCCACTGTTCACCATCATCGCTGAACTCAGCAATCTCGCCATACTCGAAGGCATAGCCTTCGAACATTTCATCTATCCAGTGGTAACTTCCGTTGTCTTCTTTGATGCGATAGCAGACACCCATGACTTCCTTGATAGTTACGACCTGCCTACAAAACTTCTTGTTTATTTTGAGAAAAAGCCATGGCTTTCCAGGAAAGCTAATGTCACCACTGAGTGGCTCGCCCTGTCTCATCATCGCTTCCCATTGCCTAACCCTTACCTTGTCTCCCACTTTAAATTTCATTGTCTTACCTCCTTATCGCTCTTGTCATGAGGCAGCCCTTTACTGCTCTCCAAGGAGAGTAGTGTCCTTATCACTGTTGTGTGCACAAGGTTCATCACCTCGTTCCTTCCCCAAGATGTCTTTTCTTTAAGGGCCTCCTCGAAACGCTTGCAGAACTCGTCCACAAAGCTACTTATGTCTCCCATTGTCTTACCCTCCATAAACATACCAGATGTCGCCTGTCGGCTTTCCATCTGGTCCATTATATACTCGCTTCACGAGACGCTGTCGCAAGACAGTGTCCATGACGTTATCAAACTTCTTGCTGTCGATGTCTCGCCAAACGAGACGCATGAGCTCTCGCTCTGTTATCCATTTCCGAGATTTGACAATCTCGACAACAAGATTAACATCTGCAGCTACCAGGCTGCGGCCTACGGCCTTGAACACGTTGTGCATCTGGGTTTCCACCTCTTCGAGGTCTTGAAGCGAAGCCTCGATGTGGGGCCAGTCTACGACGAGGTCGTTCGACCTCGCTGCAGCATGAACAATCGCAAGCTTCAGCAGATAAAGAGGTTTCCGCTCATACCAGCCATCAAAGACTGGGTCTGGACACAGCTGTGCTGTTCTGTCATAGTCGTTATACCACTCAATCCAGCGTTGCCTGCACTCAGGCGAGAACGTATACGTTCCCGCTATGCGAGAGATAATATAGAGGTCGTTCTTGAGAGCTTTGCAGAGCTCTCGCTCTTCTTCATCCTCGATAGGGATTGGCACAGGCTTTGCCCGCCGTGTGGCCCAGACGAATATGATTCTTGACGTCAGTCCGCTGCCGATGGCACTGCTTGGCAGTGAAGATGCAATACTCTCGGGCGTTGTTGCAGCAAGCACGTTGAGGAACACAGACGGGACGACATTCGTCCCAGTATGTTTCGTTCGATACTTCCAGGGTATCTCCTGGGCATCAAACAGGTCTGTTAGCATAACAATCATCTTCGTGTTGTCGCCCTTCTGGCCGAGGAAGCTCTCAAACTCTTTCGAGGTGACCGTCAAGCTACTGTGCTGAAAGCGTGAGCCGTCTGGCATTTGCTCGTCAACTGCACTGTTTTCCAAATCTTGAATCAACGCCTGTGGTGTGACTGCATCAGCACTCAAGATGACATCTGGTATCTCCGACAGGAACTTTATTCCGAAGGAAATGGCCTGGCTCTTCCGAGCTGCACCTGGCGGTGCGACCAGCACGACATACATATTAGGATATACGTTTATCCTGCCAAGCGAGAGCTTCACTTTCTTGCGAAGCACGGCTGCAATCACAGACATAGCTACCCACCTGTGAAAGATAGTTGCACTTTCTGTGTTCTGCATATACCGAAGGTATGTTTCAATCCAGTCATTTAACATTCTCCCCATCGTTATTGTCTCCAGTCAATGTCAAGCTCTTCCATATCGCCCCAATACTCTCCAACCTTGAAGTCCACATCGATTATCATCGTCTCGTTATTGACAGGGATTTCTCTTATCATATGTTCACGCATCAGGCGGATGCATCTGTCGACCCTCTCAGGTTCGGCTGCTACATAGATTGCGTCATGGAGCTGGATGCAAACATCAAACTCGCTGCCGTGAGCTTGGTAGAAGCTCTCTGCTGATATGTTGAGCAGGTCTCCGACTGAGGACTGCGGGATGTAGGCATACGCCTCTCGAAAGAGAGCGTCGCCCCATCTTCCAAGAAAGCGGTGTCTTCGACCGAAGAGGTTGATGAGCGTCCTGTTCTGGCGGAGCTGCTGCTGTATTCGCATGTGCCAGCTTTTCAAAAGATGGTTCTTCTCGTAGTAGCGGTCGAGCAAGGCTCTCGCCTGCGACAGCGTAACGCCGAGACGCTCGGCGACAGTTGCAGGACCTGCGGCATAGTTGCAAGCATGGCGAAGCGTCTTGCCTACACGTCGCTGTGCTGGCGTGACCTCATCCACAGGTATTTCATACATGATGCTTGCTGTGTAGCGATGAATGTCGTAGTTCTTCTTCCTCAAGGAAGGAGGCATTCCAAAGCTATCCTTGAACATCTTCATCAGGACGGTGTCAAGACACAAGTAAGCCACCACGACGGCTTCCGCCTGGACGTAGTCTGCTCCAATGAACACCTTCCCTTTCGGTGCTCGATAGAGCACACGAGCATCTTCGGGAATGTTCTGCAAGTTGCCACTGCCATATGGCAAGATGATACTCTTGCTGGAGCTCCAGCGACCACCGAACGATGTCCCTGCTATATTATAGCAAGTGTGCACCTTCCCTTCAGGGCTGACAGTAATGTCCACAAAAGACGACTTTTTCTTGGCGACAGCCCGCCGTTCGAGGATGAGCCCAGGAACTGGGTGCACCTTCGCAAGCCTTTTCAGGGCTTGCTCGTCGGTTGTGACCTTGCGTTCCTGCTCTTTGGACTTGCGTCGCTTGAACTGCAATGGCAGACCAAGGTCGACGTAGAGCAAGCGTTTCACCTGGTCTGGTGAGTTGAAATTTATTTCACGGCCACAAGCAGCGACAAGCTTCTCGTCAAGCTCTCTGAGCTTCTCGTCGCACTCCTTGAGAAGCGTGTCACGCTTCTGCGTGTCGACGTCTATGCCTCGCAGCTGCATGTAAATGGCAAGCTCGAGTTGCCTCATCTCCATATCAAAGATGTGCTGTTGACCAGCATTCCGAATTTCCCGTTCCAGAATTGGAACAAGGGCAATCGTGGCGGCTGCATCCTGGGCGTTGTAGAGGCCCATGTCTCTGCTGGAGTAGGGCTTCCAGACAGGAATGTCCAGACAGATGCTTGCGAGATAGCCAAGGTCTCTCGGCAGTTCAGGCCACACGACATGGGCTGCGAGCAGTGTGTCCATATACATCTTCCTTGGGAAGATGTGGTAGCGATACCACAGCATAGCTGCGTCGTAGACTGCGTTGTGCATCACGATTGGGCAGCGTTCGCATAGACGGGCTACTGCCGACCAGATAGCGATTTCATCTCGTTCGGGCCACTTTGGATACTTGCCGTCCAGCAACTGGATGGAAATAGCAAAGTTCGGGTCGGCTGACAAGCCAATCCACGAGACGTGAGTCTTGGTAGCCTCGAGGTCAAGGGCCACAGGGCCTTTGGCACTGTCGCAGAAATCCATGAACTCTTGCAGAGTTGGGCGGGTCTGGAAGACCCGTTTGTCTTCTGGGATTTGCGGAAACTTACTGTGATAGAGAGCCTTACGCATGTCAAGGATGAACGTCGTTGCTAGCTCCCACTCGTAGTTCACCGCTTGTGGATGGTAGGTCGCAAGGACTTTCTGTCCCTTCACGAGTGTGGACTCCATCACATAGCCTCTATACGAGGCTATGCCCGTCTTGCCCGTCAGGGCCCACAGAGCTGTCCGCCCAAGGGCAACAACGATGTTCGGGCGATACTGCTCAATCTCCTCTTTAAGGAGATTGACCCACTCAACGAGCTGGGACTTCGGCTTGGTGCAGGACGCATCATGAAAGTAATATTTTATGTCATTGGCAGGCGGTCTCTCACGAGCCACATTCGCAATAAGGCATTCTGCTCGGTTTATCCCTGCATACGATAGCAGGGAGTTGAGCGTCTTTCCCGCCCGTCCCACAAAAGGACGCCCTGTCATATCCTCTTCCTTCCCTGGGGCTTCACCGACGAGCATGATATTGGCGGTTGGCGGGCCCTCTGTGGGGACAAAAGTCATGACCTCACCTCCTTTGACAGGGCCTCGAGGGCAGCAGCGTATGCTGCCTTGTCTATTTCACAGCCAATAGGCCGCATTTTCAATGACAGAGCTGCACGGAAAGTGCTGGCAGAGCCAGCAAACGGGTCACAAACGACGCTGTTGGGCATCACCGTTCGCTGAATGAGCTCACGCAGGAGCTCAACGGGCTTCTCCGTTGGATGGATGCGTTTGCTCGGCTCTACAGGTGGGACCTGTATCCAATCAGGACGTCCTTGCAGAACAAGCTCACTATCTGGCCTTCGGCAGTATAGCAGCATGTCGTAGCAGCTGGCTGGCCAGCACTTCGGTGCGTTGCACTGACCTACAGCTCGCTTGACCCATATGACAGGACGGACGTGCGGAAGCCAGCCTACGGCCTCGAAGATTGTCCTGACGGCGTGGAAGTATTCAGGTGCTACGAATATCCAGGCGTGAGCCGTGCCCTTGCAAAAGCGAAAGCTTTCACGTGCGAGCACTGTGTAGAGCTCAAAGGCCTTGTCAGGCTTGTCCTCGAACTTGTAGCCAGCTGTGCTGACGCCGCCAGTCTTCCGACCTATGTGCATAGCGACTTCGTCTATATCAATGCCGTAAGGCGGGTCTGTCAACAGCAGGTCAACAGACCTGTCTGGTATAGTGGGCATCCACTCCCTTGCATCCGCAAGGTGTAAATCCCACTCCGAGCGAGCTTGACGAGCGAGCTCAGCTCGTCGCAGTGCAACGTCGATGCTCTTCGCTGCCCTCTTGATAGCCGATTTCTTCTTGAGCTTTGCAAGCTCGGGGAACGTTTCCACCGCCTCTGCTATCTGAATATGCTCAATGACCTTAGCTTTGCTAACACCAAGGCTCTCAGCCGTCTTGTCAAGTGTCCACCCGCCTTCTCGACCTCTTTGCGACTCACCATAAAGCTTCTGCTTTATGCTGTGAAGGTCTCGTATAGCAAGGGCCTCTTCAGCGGGCGTGAGGTTCTCTCGCTGTAGGTTCTCTTCGAGCTCGATTTCCCGCAGGACCAGTGGGTCGACTGCATCTATGTAAATACAGCGGACTTTCCGCTGTCCCATCTTACACGCCGCTAGGCGACGTCCACCTGCGACAAGTCGCATGTCACGAGTTACAATGATGGGGACAAACTGCCCGTATTTCTCCATAGAGTGAAGAAGCTTCTTCAGCTTCCGCTGGTCAACCTCCTTCCGATACCTCGGAAGGTCTTCGTCAAGGACGACGTCGTCGGGGTCAACCTCGAAGATTTCCTTCTTGTTGAAGTAAGACATTTCTAGCCTCCAGAAGAGTCAAAATTTGACTTTTTCACTGTGCCCAAGTCAGGCAACTGGAACACCTTACTCGATATGAAGAGCCCGTGTCCAAGCACCACCCATGCAACACTCCTCTTGTAAGACCTGGCTTTAGCAAGCGAAGCACTGTATCCCGCTTCAGCCTCCGCCAGGCGGCTCAAGTAATCGCTTAGCTTGGAAGACTGCTGCAAATTCGTCAAGCTACCGCCGATTAGCTTGCCAGACCGTTCTGGATAGACAGCAGCCCTAATGTCGTCAACTCGTTGTCGGAGCGCCCGCACTACGTGCAGCTGCTCTACTAACTGGGGGTAAGTTGTCATACCACTGGATACAAACATTATTGTGCAAGCGGTGGGCATAATAGCACACACAATACAAAGAAAGGTAAAGTGGTCCTTGTCCTTCTGCCTGCCAAAATGAACAGCTAAGACCACACAAATTAAGAGAAGAAGCATCCAGAGCATCTCGACCTCCCTTAACTGCGTCTAACGATAGATGTTACATGACCGCAGTCAGCACAGCGAAATAGCTCAATTGCGATAAGCTCCTCTCGCCCAGTATGCGACAGCACCGCGGAAACCTTTTTCAAAACGAAGACAGTTGTGAAATAAGTGCTTCCGCACTCGGGGCACTCCACACTTGGGCACTTTGACAAGTCAACCCTCACGGGCTGGCCTATGGCCTGCGGCCCGCTTCCTCCATTACCATTACCACCTTTCTTCATCTCTTTCCCTCCTGCTCCTCGCTTTTGGGCAGCACCTGTGAATGTCATACAGTCTCTCTACTTGCTCCCTTGACAGCACCGAGCCAAAGCAGGCAGTGTCCTCTGAGAGGGAAGCAACCTCCTCACTGTTCAGGAAAACTCTGACTGTATTCCTTCTGCACATTACAGAGATAACAGTGCCTTCCGATGCTTCTCGGAGCAACTCGCCTATCAGCCACTCGGCTTGTCTCCTGACTCTGTCAGTCATCTTTAGCCTCCTTTCAGTGACGCTAGGTCGCTCAGCCTAATGCCAATCTTCTTGAGAAGAGCCCTCTCCTCCTTGGAGAGAAGAGGGCTCCGTTTTGGCTTCACAGTCGAAAGGTCCTTTTCACGCTGGCCCCGATAGGAGCGGATGAACTGCTCCCGCTCCTCTGGGGTCATTTCCATGAAAGGCTTGTGCATCTCAAGAAGTTTCACTTCCCTTCTCCGACGGCAGTCATCCTTCTAATCTCGTTTGTCACCTGACCTTCGAACTCCCTGACTCCGACTTGCACGTCCACTTGCAGGCCGACCCATTCAGTGTTGCGGATTGCCTCGGCAATTCTTGCTGGTGTGGACATATCAATACCCATAGCATCACAGAAGCGACGCAACATATTGATTTTGGCTTGCCTCTTCGTCATCCGCCCATCTCTAGTCAACTCATTCTCATCACCCTCTCGAGGGAGAAAGTTACGATAGTAGAGAATGCTCCCGTCAATAGGGGTTTCACCGTCGCTCTTAACCCCGCCATTCTCGTTCAACGTTATCTGCCACACGACCGCGTTCTGGTCGGGGTCGTATGACACCGCTGTTACGTGCCCATGATATGTGCCTTGTGGAACAAGGGGCTCGGGCTTGAACTCTTCTTCTACGTCAAAACTCCCTGGGATGTAAACTTCATTTTCCATTTTGTCCTCCTTTTTCAATATACTTCATTATTGCCTGCCAGTCGTTAGGGACAAAGTCTGGCAGGCGGTGCTCTTTACCTGACAAAATTGAGCGGGCCTTTGTCAGACCGATAGGCACCGTTTGAAGATACCACTGTGTAACGCTCTTCTCTCGACGAGTCGTTGCGTAGTAGACCTCGTCAAAGTAGCCTGGGACCTTCTCAGACAACTGGCCCGTGAGCAGCGGACCGATATCTATGATGGCCCCAGTTGACTCATCACGCTTGATGTCAATGTGTGAAAGCACAATGACGTTTGCTGGCAAGGACACTATCTGCCGCAGCTTGCCCTCTACCAGATTGCGAACCATCTGGTAGTGGACATTCCAGATTGGCCCGCCTGTCGGCGACCGCTTGGGGTCAAGCATGAGGGCTCGTTCCATTGCAAGGTCTGTCATGGTCGTTGTGCTGTCCACAACAACTGTCTTATACTTGCAGTCCTTGCGAAGCTGCAGCAGGTCTTTCTCGAACTTCACCC